GCGTCGGCATCCTTGCTCAACGACATTGGGGTGTACGTCAGCGTGTGCGTGGTCTGCACGTACACGTCGATTGCAGCCGAGCGCCCTGTCGCATCTGTCACGGTGCAGCGATACCAACCACTTAGCGTTTGCGTACCTGTCGCATTGCGGCTGAAGAACGTAGATGCGTTGGTCGGGCTGTTAACCGTTGCGCCCGACCCGCTCAAGTACGACCACGCGTAGGAGTAGCCCCCAAGCCCACCGGACACGGAGATGTCCACCCAGTTTGTTGTGGCCGTGCAGTTGCCGGTCTGGTACGAGCAGCTACCGTACGCATCTGCGCTCTTTCCGAGCGACATAGCGACATACGAATCCGTGTGCGTCGTGCTGACCGTCACGTCCACTGTCGTCGTGTAGCCGATACTGTCCGTTATCGTGCAGCGATAGGTAGCGCTGTAGTTGGTCCCCGCTGGCGTGCCGGAACCGTACAACGAAAACGTCGTTGCCGCGCTTGTGGGCGAGTTGACAGTGTACGTCGTGCCCGACACTTTCGACCACGCGTAGGTGTACCCCGGAGCCCCGTTTGACGCCGAGATAGTGACCGTGTTCGTTGTCGCCGTGCAGCCGTTGCCGTTGTTCGTGGAGCACGAGCCACTGGCGTTGCCCGACTTACTGGCTGACAGCGCTACATAGGTGTTGGTGTGCGTCGTGTTGACGGTCACGTCCACCGTAGTTGTTTGCAGTTGGCTGTCCGTAACCGTGCAGCGGTAAACGCCACTGTAAAGCTGGCCACCGTTGGTGCCGCTTGCCGTGCGGGTGAAAGTGGTCGTTGCCGCCGTGGACGCGTTGACCGTGGCTGTTGCTCCGCTGACGTTCGCCCACGCATACGTGTATGGGCCGATGCCACCCGAGGGGGTAATGGTCACGCTGCCAGTGGTTGCCGCGCACTCAGTCGTCGGCGTAGCGTATGAACACGAACCAGTGACGGTTCCTGCGCTTGCGGAGGCCGCTAACGGATCGGGGTTTTGCGTGTGCGTCGTGGCGACAGTCACATCGACCGTGATCGTGGACAGATCAGCGTCTGTCACCGTACAACGGTAGACGCCACTGTAGGCGGTGCCACTGAGCGACCCAGCAGCCGTGCGCGTGAACGACGTTATCGCTGCGGTAGGCGAATTGACCGTCGCCGTCGTTCCAGACTGATTTGCCCACGCGTAGGTGTACGGCGGAGTTCCACCCGAGGCAGTGACAGTCACGCTATTCGTGGTAGCTGCACACTCCGTAGCTGGCGACGAGTAATTGCACGCGCCGCTGGCATCGCCAGATTTGCTGATGCCCAGTGCGGGAGCCACGTACGTGTCGGAGTGCGTCGTGGTGACAGTCACATCAACCGTCGCTGTTGAACTGAGGCTATCGGTCACAGTGCAGCGATACGTGCCAACATACTCCGTGCCAGCGATGATGCCAGTCTGCGTGCGCGAAAACGTCGTGGACGCCGAAGTTCCGGACGTGACCGTAGCTGCCGTACCGCTGACATAGCTCCACGCATAGGTGTACGGACCCACACCGCCCGAAGCGGTGACAGTTACCGTGTTGGTCGTCGCCGTGCACTCTGTCGCTGGCGACACAAACGAGCACGACCCAGCAGCGTTTCCAGACTTGCTCGCAGCCAGCGGCGTATACGTGCTGGTGTGCGTCGTGGTGACGGTGACATCGTTGGTCGCCGTGCGCCCAGTGGCGTCCGTCACGGTGCAGCGGTACACCCCAACATATTGTGTCCCGCCTGCAGAACCCGCCGCGTCGCGCGTAAAGGTTGTGGTCGCTTCCGTAGGCGAGTTGACTGTGGCCGTGACGCCGCTGACGTGGCTCCACGCGTACGTGAACGGAGCACGCCCATCCGCCACTGTGACCGTGACGCTGCCGGTAGTGGCTGCACACGAGTACGCGGACACTGTGCTGCACGAGCCTGATACATCGCCCGAGTCGGACAGACCCATCGCGGTGTAGCGCGTGTAGACAAGGTGCGTGCCTGTGGCGTCGCACACGTAGATGTAGTGCACATTGCGTGTGGAAATGCCGTCGTGCACATGGACGCCCGAAGGCGTCTGCAGTCCGGTGCCGTCCTGAACCTTGGTGCTTTCCATCTAGTCGTAGATGAAGCAGATGTCGCCCTGCGACATGGCCGGGGGCGAGCCGCCCTGCTGCACGATGATCTTGCCCAGCCCGTTGTTGCTGGCCGCGCCGCGCCCGTACACGAGGCCCGTGGCCGTTACCGTGCTGGTCGAACTGACTGCGCCAGTGAACGCTGCACCCGCGATGTCGGCAGGCGTATATGTCAGCGCCCCCGTGACATCGCCGCTGGACAACGTAACTGCGCCCTGCCGTCCATTGAACGACGACACCCCCGCAGTGGCGGCTGCGATCTTGGCGACTACGAACGCTGTGGTGGCGATGCGCGTACTGTTTGAATCGCTGGAAGGCTCCGTCGTGGTTGGCGTGCCGGTCAGCGCGGGCGACGCCAGCGGCGCGTACGGCGACAGCGCCGTGGCCGTGATGTAGCTCGACGGGTTCGTGGCGTTGTAGGGCGTGTACCCCAGCGCATCCGTGACGTTCTGCGACGTAATGGTCGTCGGCTTGAACACCTCGAAACAGTCGGTGCCGTTGCAGAACACGTGCGTGGTGATGCCGTTGTCAATCGTGACCCCGGTGCCGCCGCTCGTCTTGATCCTGAGCGCGAAGCCACCCGTGGTCGCGTTGCGCACGATGTACGTCTTGGTGACAGCGGGGATGATGATGTCGCGCTGCACGCTGATCGTGCCCGTGACATTGAGCACGGCGTAGCGCGCTTCATCCGTGTTGCCGTTGACCGTCGTCAGCGTCTTGTTGGCGTCCGTCATCGACACCGCGAGCACGCCAGAGATCGCGTGCTCCAGCAGCGTGCCTAGATTCCGGTTCGACGTGACATCCCACGTGCCGGTCTGTTCGCCCTTGCCGATCTGCTCGATGCGCAGGGAGGTGGAGTAGGTGCTTGCCATGTCAGTTCCGTTTCGTCACTGCTTCAACGTAGGTTCGGCAGAGGGCGAGTTCTTCTCTGAGTCCGTCAGCCGCGATTCCGCTTTCTTCCGCCAGTCCGTCAACTTCAGTGAGTAGTACCCCGACGACTTCAACTCGCTTGTGAACATCCCGGCAGGCGGGGTCGGCAGTTGCGGAGGCTTGGCTTGCTGCGACGAGCCCGTCGATGGTGCTGCGCAGCCCAGCGCCAGCCACCCGAAGATCATGCACAACACGATCCCGCTGACGTAACGCACTCCGATACTTTGCCTCCAGAGCTTGGACATCTTCCTGCCAACGTCGCTCAGTTTCACGAGCGCTCCTTTCCGCTTGCGCATACGCTTCCGCTGCTGCTGTTTTCTGCTCCGCCCAATCCCGCTCCATCTGCGCGATTTTCCTGTCGGAGAACGTCTTGTGCACCCCCATCCCAATGAGGAAGAAGCAGAGCGCAAAGCCGAGGCCGAAAACGATCTTCGCTAAACGCTCGGCTGGGATCGCGGCTAGGAACGGAGGAATCGGGATCATGCGTACTCGCCGCCGCGCGGAAGTTCGAAGTGAGGACCATCTCGAAAGCTGCTCCAGTCGCCGCCCCATGTGAGGGGCACATTCAATTCGTTTGCGGCCAGTTTCATCGCATTGGCGATGTGGTGGTACAGCGGCCAGTCCCAGCGCACTTCGCTACCCACCATCGCGGCCAGATCAACGGCGTGTCCCGTCAGGTGCCGCGAGTTCAGCGTGCGCGAAGCACCCACCTTCACCAACTCCTGTTGTCGCTCAAGCGTGCGCATGCCTTCGGTGACGATGAACGGCACCGTTGTGATCTCTGCAGCGCGACGCACAACAGCGGCAAGGTCCGGATGCACTTCAGCCAGCCTTGCTCGGCATCGACTTGTGAGCATTTGGCTTGCGCTTGTAGGCGTGACGGTGGTGCCAAACTTTGTAGCCGGTGCCGAGGCCGAAGGAACAGGCCGCGATGGAGAAGAGCGCCATTTCCGTAGGGACCCAATCCATGTGATAGATGCTGTGAATAGCCGAAGCACTTCCGATCCCCATTCCGATCATGCCGAGATGCTGAAACCAGTTGTCGTGATACCGATGGCTGAACAACCCAGCAACGCACAGTAGAAAAACGCCAAGGAAAGCGAACATGGTCACGAAACTCATCCTAGCCCCACTTTTTTGCGAATGGCGTCCCACAGTTCAGCAGGGTTGATCGCTTCGATGGTGTCGTGGAGCTTGGCGATCAATGCCATTCCGAATAACCCGAGAAGGAAACCCACCAGCCCACCTGCGGACTCCATACCCGCAAAAATGGCCACGTGGTGCGTCCCGAAGAAAGCCAACAAGCACCCACCGAGAAACATGCCGATCAAGCTGGTGGGCGGGCGGCGAAGAAAGAACAATGCGAGCGCGCTTCCGGCGACGCCGGGGCCGATGCCTCGCAATTCGGTTGGAATCTGGTCAAGCACTTCCTGTCTCCGTTTCCTGCTTTGCTTGCATTGCTGCCAACTGCGTTTCCAGCACGCTGATTCTCGCAGCCATGCGAGCTAGCTCAGTCATGGCTACATTGCGCTGGTTCTCCAGAATGGAGATGAAAATTTCAACCTCACTGGGCATCGTCGGCGCTCTTGTTTGCACCGCCGCTCGGTGTCTTGGCATCGTTTTCTTGGCGGCTGTTGATCCGGTTCTCAGACCGGATTTTCAGCACGATGGCCACAACAAGAATCGCGCTGACAACCCAGATGAAGCCTTCCACTGCTGCGTGCATGACACACCCTTCGCTATCGAGGCCCATGCCGGTACTCATCGTGATGGGCGATTTCGCTGATGTGCTTGGCTTGTGCAAGAGCTTCCTTGTACTTCGCCTCGTACATCTGAAGGACATCAGCCTCACCCTTCATAAAGATGTACGCGTTGATCAGTGCTCCGTACAGCAGCACCGTTTCAAAGTTGTTGCCCAACCATGAAGTCCCGGTATCCACGATGGACGTTGGGAACCCCATGTACTGGATTTCCAGCGAGTAGTT